ATGATCATTAGTCAAAGTTTTGGGTATACCTCTAAGCAATTTGGGTACATTTTGCGGTGTACCCAATGGATCATGGTAAGGATTTTCAGGTATTCGCACATGCCAAAACTTACAGACATGCAGATCCGCGCATGGATTAAGAGCGGGGAACGCTTCGAGGGGCGAGCAGACGGTGACGGCCTCTATCTGAGGTTTCGAAAAGAGGATAAAACTCCTTTTTGGCGCTATCGATATAAGCTGATGGGCAAGGCCCGCACCATGATGATCGGTTCTTATTCCGATTTCTCACTGGCAAAAGCCCGAGATATAGCGAAAGAGCTATCCGCACGGGTAGCGCTCGGGTATGACGTAGCCGCAGAGAAGCAGGAGCGCAAGGCTGAGGCAATAGCGAAGATTGAGGCTGAGAAGAACGCCATTCACGTTTCAGAGCTTGCCGCTGAGTATTACGCCCGCCAGATAGAAACCACTTACAAACACCCGGAGCTTTTCCGCAGCAGCCTGCAAAAGAACATCGTTGCGCTCATAGGAAAGATGAAGGTAGAGGACGTTCGGCCGCGGCACATTGATAGCGTCCTGCAGGATGTTTTAGAGCGCGGATCTCCCACGGTAGCTAATGATGTACTTCGCATGCTCAAACGCCTGTTTGATTACGCTGTGGTACGCGGAATGATAGAGGTTAACCCGGCGATATCCTTTGGCTCCAAAGACGCTGGCGGGAAGGAGCAGGGGCGCAAACGCGCGTTAAGCCGTGATGAGCTGATTATGTTCTTCAAGGCGCTACGCCGCGGGCGTGGAATCAGCAGAGAGAATGAGCTGACCTTCAAGATTATTCTGGCGCTTGGGGTGCGCAAAATGGAGCTCTGTGCCGCCGAATGGTCGGAGTTCGACCTTGATAACGAGGTGTGGCATCTCCCTGGCTCGCGGGCAAAGAATGGTGATGACATCGATATCCCGCTGCCGGCGCCAGTGATCGAATGGATTAAAGAGATTCGACTTTTCGCCGGTGATAGTCGCTGGTTAATTCCGGCCAGACGCGCCAGAACAACGGCCCACGTTAGCCGTGCCACGCTGAATATGGTTATGCCGTCCGTACTTAAAGAAATGGCTGACGTTGAGCCGTTCAGTATCCATGACCTGCGGCGCACCATGCGCACCCAGATGGCCGCGATAGGCATTGACCCGGTGATAGCCGAGCGTTGCCTTAACCATAAAATACCGGGCATAGAGGGTATTTATAACCGTCACCAGTACTTTGATGAGCGGAAAGCGGCGCTGGCGCAGTGGGCGAATCTGCTGGTGGCCTTAGAAACTGGTGAAGATTATAACGTGACGCCAATAAGCATCGCGATGAACGCATCAGCCAAATGAGATTATTATGAGACCAGATAAAAACATCAAGAGCAGAATTTTACCACTAGAATTTTGCGATCTCCAAAAAGCCAGTAGTATGCTGGGTTGTTCAGTCGATGACTTGTTTCATTGGGCTGAAATTAATGCTATTAGCCTTTCTCTTAGGCTTGATTATTTCCCAAGCTTTCTATCCTTTGATCACGTAGGTGGGAAGGATAGCGCAGAGCTATTTGAATCACTAATTTCAGAGTACAACCAAGTTACTCTAAGTGTCGAAAGGCGCGTTTCATACTTCATGCCTGACATGAACAATCCAGAAGTATATAGAGATGGAAATAGAATACATGTTAAAGGATGGGCTTTTGGCTTGTGGGCTATTAGGCCTAATAAAATCAGGGAGTTGAGTTCTGTTGGTCAGATAGAGCTTAATGAAGCTCTCGTTGTTGATCAGCATATGGATTTGTATATTAAGCATGACATTCGCGCCTTTCTCAGGGCTGAGAATGTATTTAGGGAAAAAACACTCCCTATATTGGTTAGACCTTCTCATGGTGACCCCAACCCTGAAGAGATTATAAATGCCATTAATAAGAAAATAGAATATCACACAATAAGCAAAGATGACGTGCTTCTTTCAAGGCATTGGATTAAAAAACTTCATGATTGTATTGAAAATAATGAGGGTATTTATAATTCATTTGATTTGGATGGTTTCTCTTATGAAGAGAAAGAAATGTTTGACATTAATAATGTACATGGAAACGTTGAAATATCGGCACGTAAAAGAGAAGAGGTTTATAAAGCAGCAATTTATTGGCTTTTAAATGACCCTGAATCGTGCAAAGGAAAGAAAGGTGATATTACACAACAGGCCTGGGCAAAGCGCATAGTCGAGGGGCGACATGAGAAACCGATATCCTTGGGTGAGGACAAGATAATAAAATGTCTGAGAGAGGCTATGAAGGGTGACAAGAACTGATATCACCAGGCTAATAAAATATTAACCTACAAAAACAAAATGGCGTCACTTATCAACCATTCCTCATGATGTATAGCATAAGCCCTGTAACGACGCATAAACCGAAACAGAGGGGTTACAGGGCATATGCAAGAGCAAGAAACACTTAGCGTAACAATTCCATCCAGTGGTTACATTCGACGCTTCCGCTTGGCTCAGCACCTCGGCATTCACGTGGCCACGTTGGATCGCTGGGTTCGCGATAAGCACATTCCATCCCCGGTTAAGTTGGGGGAAAAAATCACTGCTTTTAATGCGGTAGAGATTAACAAATGGCTGGCAGAGCGCCGCGGGAAGGTGGTGTGATGCAAAAAGAAAACCGCCCCGGACAGCAGGCGGTTAACACAGATACTCGCGGATCTGATGTTACGCCACCAGCCTACACCGTTCAAGCCTCAAAACGCACTCCGAAGAAACACCGTGCCCGTACCTACATGCTGCGCTGTGGGGCTGGTGGGTGGACAGAAAACGATATCCTGCGCCATTGCCGGCTCTCATCTGGCCGCAACTATGCGAGCGAGCTTGAGCGCGAGCTTGATATCTGTCTGGAACGCCTGGAAGAGAAAAATCCTGATGGTATCGGGGCGCACATGCGTTACCGGTTTGCGTGCCGTGGTGACGTGCTGAAGGTGATTCAGTTCGTTAACCGCATGGCCGCAGTCAACCAACATTACGGGCTTTCAAAGCAGGATATCGCCGACATTCTGAACCTCTACCCGGACAACTTCACCGCCGCATAACGGAGCCGAAAAAATGAAAATCGAAAAAAGCAGATTCAATTCTGAGGCCGCCCCTCAACCCAACGTTAACCCGGGCGTAATTAACGGCAATGACTTTGCCGCCATCGTTCCCGTTATTCCCGGCCAAATTGGCGGGCGCGAAACCAATATTGCGAGCGCCAGAGATTTGCATAAAGCGCTGGGTGTGGGCCGCGACTTTACCAACTGGATTAAAGGCCGCATCGACCAGTACGGATTTGTGGCCGGGACTAACTATATCCGTGTTGAAAATTTGAGCTCACCAAAACGGGCGAGCGCAAAATTTCGCCAGCAAATCGAGCATGATTACCTTCTCTCGCTGGATATGGCTAAAGAAGTGGCAATGGTTGAGCGCAATGAACAGGGGCGCGCCGTCCGCCGCTATTTCATCCAGTGCGAGGAAGCGCTACAGCTGAGTGCGCCGGAAATCGCCGCGAAGTATCGCCGGCATCTCAAAGCCCGCATTGGTGCTGCCAACCTCTTCAAGCCGATGTGCGCCGCTCTGGATGCTGCCCGGGCAGAACAGGGGAAAGAGACGCAAGCCCGGCACTACAGCAATGAAAGCAACATGATCGCCCGTATTGTGCTGGGTGGCATGACTGCTAAGCAGTGGGCGCAAGTAAACGGTATCGACCGCGAACCGCGCGATAGCATGAGTGCCGGCCAACTGGAGCACCTCAGCTACCTAGAGAGCACCAACATCACGCTGATCGATATGGGGATGGAGTACGGCCAGCGTAAAGCAGAGCTAATCCGCCTGTCTCAGCGGTGGCTGGCAAAGCGTCTGGGGGTGGCTCATGACTAAGCATTCAGTTACCAAAGCCGAGGTAGTCTCAATGCCTGCCCCTCAGCCTGTAGCCAGCCAGAAAGAGATATTCCAAGCCGAAGAGAGCGATATTTCAGTTATTAAATTTGAGGGGTATACCGTGCGCATTGTGAATGTTTACGGTGAGCCGTGGTTCGTTGTATCTGACGTCTGCCAGGCGTTGGAAATCAGCAATCCAACCAGTGCCGTTTCCTCTCTGGATTGTGACGAGGTAATGACCCTAACTTTAACTGAGGGTCATTCGGGTAAGCGCGGCGGGGCACGTAGCTGGAATATGGCCGCAGAATCTGGCTTCTATAAACTGATTGCCCGCAGCCGTAAAGCCTCCACGCCCGGTACGTTCGCCCACCGCTTCAGCAACTGGGTATTCCGCGACGTTATCCCGTCCATCCGCAAAACCGGCTCCTACGGAGTGCCGTTCGCATTCCTGAATGACCATACCCGGCGCAAAGAGCTGTACACGAAGAAAGCCAGTAAGCGCGGTAGAGACCTGCAGTCGTGCAAAGATGAGAAGGCCCGCCTTGCTGCTGAAGAAATCGAGCTATGGCGTAAGTATCAGCCAGATCTGCTGGAGGTTCATTAATGGTTAAGACCACCAGCACGCCGCTGCCAAACCACTCCTATCGCGACGCTCACGGCCAGATGGTGAGCGTGACCGCTGTAGCGCATAACCGCGTGACGTTCTATCGCCAGGGCTATCAGTTCCCATGCGTACAGCCCATTGAGCGCTTCATGAAGGAGTACACGGAGGTAAAGCAATGATTACCGCCGCCCGGCGCAAAAGCCTCTCTCTGGCTGGCCTGATGTTTGTAAAAGTTAACGCTCTGCTGGTGGTGCGCCACCGCGGGAACCTGTCAAAACCTGTCATTCTGTGGGCCACTGATAGTGGCTCTGTTGAAGTGTATTTCAAGACTAGTAAGCGCGCGGGTAAGCGTTCGGAAACTGACTGTCGGGAAGATAGCGTGTCCGGCACCGGTGGTGGATGCGGGGCCCATCACACCGCCAGCTATAAATTGCCGCACCGTGACAAAAAGGGCTTGCCGACTATCGCCAACCCGGTTTATGGTTATAGCGCACCAGCAAAATCTGGTGCCGGGATTGGCGTCCTGGTAATTCGAATGGCGACACATGACGCGCCTAGCGTCTTTTTTTGTGCCGTTAGTCTGACTCACCCTTTTTTTGAGCGTTGGGATATAATCCAGCGCCTCGCAAGAGCAATGGTGGCTCAGGCAGGGGCTTCTTCGGAAGCGCCGGTATCCATTCGAGCCGGTTACGCCAACCCTGCTTGGGCTACCACCAGTGAAATTGGCGTTTCCGGTGGTAGCGTTACCCGCTATCGAATGGAGGCTGCCGCATGGCTACTACCCTCACCCAAATTCCGCAATTCATCTGGATTATCGCCGCTGTTCGCCGCGATATGCCGACAATTACCGCAAAAATTCACCATATCGCCGCAGAGACTGAGCAGGAAGCCCGCCGCACTCTGGCGCGGGATCACGTTTGCTTTTTCGCCGGACGCATTCGCACAGGGGGCGTACATGCTTAATTACTTCCGTGTTGCAGGATGCGCCACCGCCCGGAGCGGCGAATTGGTCGAGTTCGTTTATATCGTTGACGCCCGCAGCGCGATCAGCGCCAAAGCTGAGGCGCTAAATCAGGCCAGAAATGAACGCCTTTCCCACATCCAGATTACCCGCATTCGTGAGGTGGCAGCATGAATACAGTCGCCGTAATTGAACCAGAAACAATCCCGACAGGTGACGCAACGGCAGCGGTGCGCTATGCCAGTGAATTGCTTGAGTTATGGAATCTTTATCTGGACGGGCCATTACGTGCCGCCAATCCGCTTTATGGCGCCAGACTTGCGACATTAATCACCGAGTTGAGATGCGCAACCATTAGAACCGAGCGCAAAGTTAATCGCCTGGCTGATGAACTAACGAAGATGCGCGAGTGTCGGGAGGGCAGCGCATGAGCAAGTTATCCCTGATTGATTCAGCCTGCCGTATCAAGCAAGCGCAGCAAGTTCTTTCTCTTTGGCTTGAAGCACCGATTAAAAAAGATAGCGGCACGGATCATCTTATTGGCGCAGTCATTACCCTTCTGGATGGTATCCCCGAGCTGATGGATTCAGTAGAAGGCGAGTTAGTTGATATGGATTTGAGTCTGGACGGCAAAGCATGAGCAACGTAGAGAAATTCACACCGGGAAATGCCGACTTATTACACGCCGAGGCCACACCGCACGGCGTCAATATCATGACCCGCAATGATGCCGGGGGATATGAGCAGTTTGCTCTTATCAGCTACGAGAGCGCCGTGAACGGCCTTGACGCCGGAGAGTACGACGACAAGCCAGATATCGGATACGCCATACATTTTGCCGTTGCTGATGGCGGGGCGCGTGGCTGGTTCGACTTCACCGCGCAGCATAACGTCACTATGTGGCGCTGGCTGATTGCTGCGACGTTCATTTCTGAGATGAAGCGCGAAAACGGCACAACCACCATCAAGGAGGATGACGGCAAATCGTCGCTGGTGACGTTTTATTCAAATGACACAGCGGGGATTGTGGTTTACCCGTTCGCGGAACGTCTGGCGATGGCTAACAACATGGAAGGCGCAATGATTGAGCGCTACGGCATTGAGCAGGGAACGGCGAACGCCATTGTTTTTTATCAGGCCATGATCGACACGGAGCGCGGCGAGCTGACCCCGTTCGGGCGTCAGACGCTGGCAGAGCTACACGATGGATTCATTGCCGATCTGAATGAAAACGGCTTGCCTGAAATGCCAGCGGCGCACTGAGGGAGGTAACACGAATGCGTAATATCGACCTTATCCGCGAAGTGACCAGCGCCGCAGCAGGGCGCTGGCCTTATGTGCTGGCCGGATTGTCTATCGACGTGCCTGATTCATCGCGCCGCCATTCCCCATGCCCTGCATGTGGTGGAAAAGACCGTTTCAGATTCGACGACAACGGGCGCGGCAGCTTTATCTGCAACCAGTGTGGCGCTGGCGACGGGCTGGACTTAATCAAACGGGTGAACAACTGCGACACCACAGAGGCGGCGCAACTTGCCGCCGATGTGCTGGGTATTGATTACCGGGCCGCAGAATCAGCACCAGACGCTTCCAGCCAGAGACAGAGGCAGTTAGCCGCAGACCGCCAGCAGCGTGAGCAGGAGCGCCAGAAACAGGCAGCAGAGGACGCAGAGCATCGAAGGGCTACGTTTGCCCGTCTGTATACCGGAATGCGCCTGAGATCCATACAGGGAGAATCTGAGTACCTGCAATCAAAAGGGCTGACCGGGTTTAAATACCCGCTTATGCCCGATGGTTCGTTATTGCTGGAGCTGGTGGACGAGTCCGGCGCAGTGGCAGCGGCGCAGACTATTACACCGCATGGAGAAAAGCGACTTCTGACGGGTTCGGCAAAGCGCGGGGCATATCACGCCGTAAACGCGCCAGAATCGCCGCAGAGCGTTTTAATTGCCGAGGGGCTGGCAACGGCCCTTTCAGTTCACCTGATGCGCCCGGACGCGCTGGCAGTGGCAGCAATTGACGCGGGCAACCTGCTGCCCGTCGCGGAAGTGATGCGCCGAAAGTACCCGCTGGCGCAGATCGTCATTGCCGCCGATAACGACAGATTAGACGACAAGCCCAACACCGGCACAGAGCGTGCCGAGAAAGCGGCCTTATCCGTGGATGGTTATGTGTCCGTGCCGCCGACAGACTATAAGGCCGACTGGAACGACTACCACCAGCAGCACGGGCTGGCAGCCGCTACAGCAGCCTTTAACCATTCGATGTATCAACCGCAGGGGGGCAGCGTGAAACCGCAGTTACAGGCCATTGAGGGCGGAAAGTCCGGCCTGCCAGAGAAAGAACCGCTTAAGCCGCATGTTGAGAGCCGCGCAGACGGCGTTTTCTGGGTAACACCGAAAGTGGACAAGGACAGCGGGGAGGTTATCAACCAGGAAGCGTGGCTGTGTTCGCCGCTGGAAGTGGTGGGCACCGGCCGGGATGATAAAGACCAGTACCTGATTATCCGCTGGCAGGCATTCGGTGTCAGCGCGTTGACGACGGCCGCAATCCCCCTGGCTGATATTGGCGAGCGTGAAGGCTGGCGCACCCTGAAGGCGGGCGGGATTAACGTCACCACCAAAAGCAGTCTGCGCGCGATCCTGGCCGACTGGCTACAGCGCAGCGGCGCGCGGGAGCTGTGGCGCGTTGCCCACGCGACGGGCTGGCAGTGCGGGGCATACATCATGCCGGACGGCGAGGTTATCGGAACGCCGGAACATCCGGTGCTGTTCAACGGCCGCAGCTCGGCGGCGGCCGGCTACACCGTCAAAGGCACCGCTGAGGACTGGCGCGGCAGCGTGGCGCACCTGGTAGCCGGTAACTACTCCATGATGACTGCGACCGCCGCAGCGTTGGCGGCGCCGCTGATTGGCCTGGCGGGCGCCGATGGCTTCGGGATCCACTTCTATGAGCAGTCGAGCGCGGGCAAGACCACCACGGCGAACGTGGCCAGCAGCCTGTATGGCAACCCGGATTTACTGCGCCTGACGTGGTACGGCACGGCGCTGGGGCTGGCGAACGAAGCCGCCGCACACAATGACGGCCTGATGCCGCTGGATGAGGTCGGCCAGGGATCCGACCCGGTAAGCGTGTCGCAGTCTGCCTATGCGCTTTTTAACGGGGTTGGGAAGCTGCAGGGTGCGAAGGAGGGCGGCAACCGGGACTTAAAGCGCTGGCGCACCGTGGCAATCAGCACAGGCGAGATGGATTTGGAAACCTTCATTGCGGGCGCCGGACGCAGGACCAAAGCCGGGCAGCTGGTGCGGCTGCTGAATATCCCGCTGAGTAAGGCGGTTCACTTTCACGAGCACCAGAACGGCAAGCAGCACGCGGATGCGCTGAAGGAGGCATACCAGCACCACCACGGCGCCGCTGGGCGGCAGTGGATTAAGTGGCTGGCCGACCACCAGCAGCAGGCTACAGAAGCTGTCCGGGGGTGTGAGGCCCGCTGGCGCAGCCTGATACCTGCAGACTACGGCGAGCAGGTACATCGCGTAGCCGCCAGGTTCGCTATTCTGGAGGCGGCGTTGCTGCTGAGCGCCGGCATCACCGGCTGGGATGCACAGACCTGCCGGGATGCGGTACAGCACAGCTATAACGCCTGGCTGCGGGAGTTCGGCACCGGCAACAAAGAGCATCAGCAGATCATCGAGCAAACGGAGGCGTTTCTTAACGCCTACGGCCTGAGCCGGTTTGCGCCGTTTCCTTACAGCCCGGCCGACCTGCCAATAAAAGAACTAGCCGGCTACCGGCGGCGCCAGGGGGAACACGACGAGAGCCCGATATCGTTCTATACGTTCCCGGCAACGTTCGAGAAGGAAATCGCCGCGGGCTTTAATCACAAGCAGTTTGCCGAAGTACTGAAAAGAGCGGGAATGCTGACGCCGCCGAGCAGCGGACGCGGATATCAGCGCAAGTCTCCACGTATCCAGGGGAGGCAGATCAACGTTTACGTCCTCAACTACCTGCCGGAGGACTACAACCAGCCAGAGGAATAGCATTTCTCACATACGAGTAAAAGGTGTTGGTTCAGTTAGTTCAGTTGGTTCAGTAATTAAAGGTTACTGTTTTATAAGCATTTTAATTATGAATCTGAACCAACACTGAACCAACAAATGCCTGTTTTGAACCAACGCCAGCGCGTAGAGTTTTTTCCCTGGCAGGCGGTGAACCAACAGAATGCCCCGCTGAACCAACGCAAAATTGCTGAAGTTGGTTCAGGAAAGCCCAGTAACGGCGCGGGCTGGCGGGCAGTGAACCAACTGAACCAACTGAACCAACACTATTTCTGTTTATTATCAGAAAAAAAACAGAGACTGACCGAGAGAGAGGTAAGCATGACAGCACAAATTTCAGCATACGGGCGGCTGGTGGCCGACCCTGAGACCCGGACAACGGGAAAAGGTACGAGCATGGCTATGGCCCGGCTGGCGGTATCGCTGCCGTGCAATGCCGCAGCGGACGGGCAGGCTACCTTCTGGCTGGGCGTCATTGCCTTTGGGAAGCAGGCCGATACGCTGGCCAAACACCAGAAAGGTGACCTTGTCAGCGTGGCGGGCAATATGCAGCTCAATCAGTGGACTGGTCAGGATGGCGGTATGCAGCAAGGTTATCAGGTTATTGCGGACAGTGTGCTCAGTGCCAGAACGGTACGCCCAGGAGGTAAAGCAGGGCAACAGGGTCAAGCTACGGATGCCCTGCGCCGTGCCCATGAGCAACAACCACCCACTACCGGGTATGAAGGATTCAACCAGACCACGCCGTATGACGATGATTTTTAGATAGTAAATTGAATGCTAGGTGCTTGGGTGCTTCCTGACTTCCGAAACCTGTTTATGTATTCGCCTAACGGTAAAAAGGACGGCATCCAGATCATCCCGCTGTCGGAGGTCGCGGCGAAAGATGAGTTTCTGAACATCAAGAATGCGAGCCGCGATGCCATGATGGCAGCACACCGCGTACCGCCGCAGATGATGGGGATTATCCCGAACAACACTGGCGGTTTCGGTGATGTGGAAAAGGCCAGTCGCGTGTTTGTTCGGAATGAATTAATCCCTTTGCAAAAAAGGTTCGAAGAATTAAATGATTGGCTAAGTGACGAAGTCATTAGATTCCAACTCTATACCTTGGAAGAGAATTAGCTCGCCATGTTAAATTGCCCCAGGAAAACACTTTGCAACAAACTGGCTCATATGCTGTAGGCTTGACATTAATTCATTTAATTTTAATCGGGCCTCGTTATAATGAGGCCTATTTTCAGCTTTCTTACAACATAAGATCAAACAATGCGCTGGATTTATAATCTCCCCGGTTTCATCATCTTTTACTGGATCATAGATAATTTCAAACATAACATCTTCATTATCGTCGTCAACTATTCCCATAAGCTTTTCAAACAAGAATACTCCAATAAAAATATCTTTCCTCTTATCAGGGACGTTAGCCTGCTGTTTTGATACCCTTCCCATCAACTCCTGTATATCAAGCAATTTTTTCAAGTCGACGCTAAATCCCTTTTCTTGCAAATCCGATCTTTTTACAGATGATTTCTCAAACTCACCACTCGAACTAACATCCTCTGGTGAGAAAACAACGCGACATATTTTATCACTACCTTCAAAATTATATACCATGCTCACGACCTTTAATCACTTAAGCATTGACAGTAATTGTTCTGGAGGGGTAATACTAATATTATAATTACCTTTTATACCTTTCCTCTCATTTTTATTTTTAGCATAAAAAGAATAAGTCTCATCTGGTTCTACTGTTAAGTCTACAGCACATGACTTATCGTTCCAAAAAAATGAAAGCTCACCATCATCAAAAATTTTTATTTTTGGCGCAGTCAAGCCAAAGGCTGCCACATAATTCCTCATAAAGAAGTCAGCGGAGCGTAAAGTCTTTCGGTCTATTTCTTCCGCACCTAACGTATTGAAATCTTTGAGCTTTTCAAATAGATTGAATATTTCGCTGTATTTTAGTATATCACTCCTTTTACGATCAATAAATGACCTTAATGCTTCCGTAGTAAATCGTTCTAAAATGGAATAAACCTCACCTTCACCTTTAGAATTATATTGCTTGCTTAAAACAGTTTCTGCCTTCTTACGGTAGCTTATATTACGGTCTTTGCTGAGTTGCATCGTATTGCCAAAAACAACCCCTGCAGCGTTAGATGAGCTAATTCCGTTTGATATTGTAATAGTTAAAACGTCACCCATATACGGCTCCTAAGTTAGCTAAGGCTTTATCAGTTAGGAAGTTAAAGAAAACAGTTTTATTTTTATGATGTAATGAGTCAAGCTCGCTTTCAAAATTTTGTATAACATTCTCAAAAGTTAGATTTCGCTTGTTTATTATACAGTCAATATCAATCATAAAACCTTCTCTTGTTTTTATTGCTGGTCCTTCTGCTCGAGCATTGCCAGCTAGCTGAATGATAATTACTACGTCCCCTTCGTGCTTCTCACTTCTGAGGTGTAGGTAAGGGTCGAGATAGTTTTCATCACCTAAGCTAATACACATATTTAATTGTTCGCCGATATTTTCAGCGGAAGGATATTCAATTATATCAACGTATTTAAGAGAAAAACGCTCTACAACACTTATTAAATCGTGTTTTTTTACAATGTTCATCAAAATGCATATGTGCTTTTTGAACGTCTCCCAACCAGGATACCGACTGTTAACTGAAAGCAACAGCACATTATCTCCTAGCAAAATATTATAATCCCCCCATATAAAACCAACTAATGGAAGGTATTTGAAATCTGCGTTCTGTTGCCTAATTATTTCAGGCATTTCAAAATGAGGGGTCCGAAAGGAATTCTTTAAACTCAGCTCAGTAAATAATATCCCAGGCATAATGTTAGAAAATGTATTGTTTTCTGATGAAAACCTAATCTCAAACAGAACATTAACAAGAGCATTTTCTTTAAGCCTTTTAGGGATTAACTTAACCATATGTATCCTTGAGTCAGTATGAGCAATTCACATGCCCTGTAAAAATGTGTTTATCGTGAAGATGATAGTACACCAACTAACTTTGCAAGTTTATATTATTTTAGAATAATTCTGTCCTGTCGTTAACTCATGGTGGATAAGGAGTCGTTGCGCGCTCGTATCCCCGCAACGCCTGCCCGCTTCGTGTAGTGGTTTTCATGCACCTGCATTAGAGACGAAAAAGCCCGCAAGAAATGGATGGAAAGGCGGATAATGGGGTCAGTGGAGAGGCTTTTGGCAACCTGAATGCGAGCTAGGGGGCATGATACAAGGTTATCTGAATGTGGCCTACCTGACGCTTGACCAGTCATACTGGTGTTAATTGGTCTTTCTGCTGGAGAGGCACTCTATACGAGGGCGCAGGGTGATGGGCGCTGTCCTTGCCGTTCTGTTCATGCTGGTGGCCATCGCTGCGTGGCAGTTTGAACGCTACATGTAAAACCATACCGCCCCATGAAAATGCCCATATCTTATTTATAGGCAGAAACGGTGTGTTCTGGCTATGTATGGCAGGAATGGTGTGTTCTGCCTATAAGGACTGATAGCGCTCGAAAATTGTCGTTGAGAACGCGCTGTGGTAAACGCCCACCAGCCCGTGCTTAAGATTGCGGCGGCCTTCACAAAGCCGCGAAGGAGACCCAGCACCGCATGGGAATGGCTCAGCCCAATGGGCAAGCGTTCAGGTTAAAAACAAGCCGATGAAGGTGAATGTATTGGATTAATCTTCTTCGATGTTACGATAATACTTTATTTACTTTTGGGGATAAGTTGATGTCAGTATGGAACATCATTGTTTTGATATTCGCTATTATCATTTATGTTCTTCCCGGCGTTATAGCCAGTTCAAGGGAGCATAAAAATGCTACGGCAATATGGGTGCTAAATATTGTCCTGGGCTGGAGCTTCTTGGGTTGGATAGCCGCGCTTGTCTGGTCTTTCACAAACCCCGGAGTGGTTAAGCTTGAACCACAGGTGTTTGGCGCGGATTCTGCTGGTGGCGGTTCAGTAGACGATACTAAAAAATGTCCGTATTGCGCCGAAACAATAAAAAAAGAAGCAATATTGTGCCGATTTTGTGGCAAAGATTTATAAATCGACATCGTCAAGCAAGGGTGGCATCAATGAAAATTATTATGGTATTAATTTCATCACTTTTATTTCTCACGGCATGTAAGCCTACAGAAGAGAAAGCCATAGAGTTGGCTAAAAGCGAGATATCGCACGACATGAAAGATCCATCATCTACCCAATTTAGAGATGTTGTGTCAAAAAAAGTTGGTGAAAAGGACGATGGATCTATCGCAATGCTTGTCTGTGGTGAGGTGAACTCAAAGAACAGCTTTGGGGCATATTCAGGGTACTCGCCTTTTGTCATCGCGCTAACGATGAAATCAAAGGGTTTTTTCTCTTCCGGTGTTGTGTACGTAGTTGAAGGGAAGACAGTAGATGATCTTCCAACAAGCACGAATAGTGCAAATACGACTAACCCCTGCAAGTAATCTCTAGGCAAACCCGCTTCGGCGGGTTTTTTTGTACCTTTATGTTTCATAAAACGCAATGCTTGCCATTTATGTTGCATAAACTACAATATAAATTGACTGTATAAATATCAGGGGTAAGCAGATGAACCGATCACAAATCACGGTAGCACTTTGCCGGGAGCATCTTCAGTCCATTCGTGAAATTCAGGAAGAGGAGCGCAAGCGTTCTCCGATTGGTGTAGCACCAACGGTAAACGCTATTGCCCGCGCATTGGTCGCTAAGGGCCTTGAATCCGTTAAGCGGGGTGGGTGATGGAGCAACTACAGAGATTGGCTGAAGTTATTGCCGAAACCTATATTCGCGATCTGCGCCGGGAAACTGGCTCCAACATTATTAGCATTGGCGGTGTAAGTGGCAACGTTGAAAAACACCTGCTCGCCGCGGGGCTTGTCGATAACACAATATATGCCGCTAAAGATCAATATGGCGCGACATTTGAACGAGAAGCCTATCGCATGTTAATGAATTTTATATCATTTGATGGCCCTGAATATCGCCTTACCGAACATGGTCGATTAGTCATAAATCTTCTGAACACCAACGCTCTGAAAAAAAACAAAGTAAGAACCCTACACTGAGGCGCTCATGACAACTGATTTTGGCAAATACACCATTGAGATTGAAGCCGATGCGGCCAAACTGCTGGCTGGTCAGGCGAGTGCAGATACAGCTTTAAAGCAAATTGAAAACTCAGTCAAAAAGACAGCTAACTCTGCTGACAAGCTAGATAAAAGCCTGGATAACTTGGGTGGAGGGTTTTCGCGCCTTGCTGTGGCCGTGAAAGGATACATATCAATTCAGGCGCTGATAAAGCTCCAGCAGCTTTCTGAGGAATTCACGCTACTTCAGGCGCGAGTAACGCGTTTATCCTCTAGTTCAGAGGAAGGGGCGCGGAGCTTTCAGCAGCTTGTGAGTATTGCTTCGACAACCGGGGCCAGCCTTGGGGATACCGTCAACCTCTGGCAGCAACTCACCGCCACACTGAAAACCGTAGGTGCTACTAACAGCGATGTTAACCGGCTCGTGATGACGCTGCAAAAGATTGGCACTATCGGTGGCTCATCGGCTCAGGAAATGGCTAACGCTCTCAGGCAATTTATGCAATCGGTAGCGTCAGGAAGAATTCAGGCGGAAGAGTTTAACTCGGTACTGGAACAAATGCCTGAGTTGGCTCGACAGATTGCCGACGGCATGGGAATTCCGTTTAACGAGCTTCGACAATTGATGCTGGCCGGCAAGTTAGATATTGGTGAAGTGCTTGCGGCAATCGAAAAGCGGTCCGATGAAATCAACCAGCAGTTTGAGACTATGCCGCGCACTGTATCGCAGGCAACAAATGCTTTGATTACTCAGTTCGGGGTAGCTATATCCAAAATTGATGATGCTATCGGTGGGTCGCGCTATTTGGCAAAACTTCTCGACCAAACTGCCCTTTCTATCTCCATAGCCACCGGAAATGTAGATCCTATTGTTGCGATAGATGCGCAGTTGGATTCTCTGAATAAAAAATTAGCTGTAACTGAAGCAGCTTACAATACAGTTTCCAAAGCTTCTATCTACACTGACGCAGGTACTAAAACACAAATAGATGCTATCAAAGGTCAAATTGCTGCCCTCGAACAAGCTAAATCTCTTTATTCTGATATTGGGAAGGTGGCATCAGGTTCTGTAGATGGATCTAAGCCAGCTTATATCACCAATCTCGAAAAGAAAGCTGCAGAGAACAACGCCAATTCGATCATTAAATCTGGTCAAACAGTCGTCGATAAGCTCACCCAGCAGCGTGAACAGCTAAGCAAAGACAAGGCCAAAGGGCTGATTGACGATAAGAAATATGCTGATGCTGCTGCTGTTCTGGATAAGCAAATTGCCGAAGCCAAGAAAAAGCAGGATAAGCCTGCGAAGAATGCCTTTGCTCGCGGCGACGATTCAATCGACAACCTGCAGCGGCAGATTGCCGTTTTGACAATGCGCTATGACGAGAACACCAGAGAGGCCGCACAGTTTAATGCCGTGGCTGCTCTCGGAGCTAAGGCTACCGATGCACAGAAGGAAAGAGTGCGTGAGTTGGCCGGGCAGTTATTTGACGCTCAGCAGCGACAGAAAGACCTTAATGATGCGATCAGCAATGACCCGCTCAGGAAGGAAAATAAAGCCTATTCTGACGGCAGAGATCAACTTAAACGCCAGCTCGATGGCCAGATGATTGACCAGAAAACCTATAACCAGCAATCTGAGTTAATGGAGCAGCAGCATCAAGTCAATCTGGCAAAAATCCGCGCTCAGGAGCAAACAGCAAACCCGATAGCAGCCGCCCGAGCTGAAGTTGACCCGGTACAGCAATTGGTCAATGAAAACAACCAGAAGCTGGCCCTCATGCAGCAGTACCAGCAGCAGGAGCAGGCAATACTCCAGCAGAGCTACCAGCAGGGGAAAATCAGTTACGACCAGTTCATCGCTGCTAAATCTGCTACGGATGCTCAGTATCTGGCGTTAAAGACAGCGCAGGAGAATCAGTTCAACGAACAGATGACTGCGGCGCAGTGGCAGTTACTGAGTCAACAGGGGCTTGGCTGGCAGACCCTGACCAGCGTCGTTGATGCTTTCTCAGGGAGCGCATCAAACGCCATCACGGGGATGCTTACGGGTTCAATGAGCGCCTCTGAGGCAATGAAATCACTTGGCTCTACCATCCTCAACAGCGTTGTTAACTCACTGGTGCAGGCAGCGATTCAGGCGGCTATCGTTAAGCCATTACTGGAGGCATTCGGTTTATCTGCTGAAAGCACGCTGGGGGCCAGCAAGGCATCGGCGGCTGAGTCTTATGCGGCATGGGCTCCGGCAGCTATAGCAGCCTCCATTGCCACGCTGGGTAGTGCTGCTGGAGTTGGCTTTGCTGCTTATTCAGGTGCGACTCTGGCGGGCAAGGCTCTCGGTGGCCGCAAAAATGGCGGCCCTGTAACCGCTGGTGGAGTGTACCCTGTAGGCGAAGGAAACCTCCCGGAGTTCATGCAGACCAGCAAAGGTCTATTCATGATCCCTGGTGATGATGGTCGAGTATTCAGCAATAAAGACGTTACTGGCGCAACGCCCAGCATTAAGAGAGCGTCAACCGGTAAAGAATATCTCCCGGCATCCTCAGCATCATCCAGCCAGGCGGAAAGCCGCACTGAACGACCGATACAGGTCAACATAACCCTTATCGACCAGACCACCGGCAACCAGCACAACATTACTGGCACTGAAGCTTTCCAGCAAGGTGACGTGGTAACAGTTACTGGATTTCTCAATGACGTGGATACCGGCGGCCCAATGTCCACAGCGATCGCAGATGCGCACGGGCTTAGACGGCAGGCAAGGGGAGCCTTTTAATGTGGTCTAAGGGGGGAGGTAAACCCTCTCCCCCATGCTTTACAGGACTGCCAGTTTAAGAGCATTTTCACCCGTCGGAAATAAGAACTTTTTTTCGCGTGAACGCAGCCAGTAAACAACCTACTCCATGAGAGGGTGACAAAAGTTGACATCGAAAGGCGATCCCGTGACTAACGACGAAAAGCGAAAACTATACCGTGCCTGGGCTGATGATATCGGCGGCGGAACACCTTTCCCGGACGCCTGCAGGGATATGACGTGCGGAGCGACGACGAGGAAAGGGACACCGTGCAAAATGACGGCGCTCTACGCTTCTGGGCGCTGCAAGTTACACGGTGGCATGAGCACCGGCGCAAAGACGCCAGAGGGTAAGGCCCGGCAATTAGAGGGATTCCGCCGCTGGCTGGAGAGAAAGCGGCAGGCCACCAGCCAGGGTGATAATACGCAGTAAAGTTCGCGCTGATGGTACGCAGTACGCAGAAAGGTACGCAGCAGAATGGAGCTTTTTGCTGCGCGTACCTGGTAGAGATAAGAGGTGAAAAATGGGTATTAAAGGTAGGGGCATGAACAACATCCGGAGCAACATGAATGCGCTGGTGAGGGACATTACTGGGCGGCGCTTACCTCGCGCAATGACAGCCGCTTTGCATGAGGCCGGACTCGTAGCCGCAATCTATACGCCAGTTGACACCAGCACGCTGATTAACTCGCAGTTTAAAGAGGTCATCACTAACGGGACGCGCATCACTGGACGCATCGGATATTCAGCAAATTACGCAATCTATGTAGCAGATCCGAACATCCCGCAGAAGTTCACCCTGCCCAGGGCCAGGAAAGAGTTTTTGCAGCATGGTGTTGCTGATGCAAAACCGCAGATGGAGGCAGCTTTCCTGCGAGAATTATCAAAACGCTGATTGCGGAGAAAACGAAACCGATACATGCGCAGCAGTTGCTTACCCCATGAGTGGTTAACAATTGTTAAGGTTCTAGCGACGATTATTAGGCCGTATTCGCAGTAACCAATTGTGCACAACTCATATAATTTCGTATTCATTTGCGGATTTTTTTAGCAGAGATCTGAGCCAATGAGAGAGCAGACGCGGGTTTACACCTCTGCGCTACCACGGATTAACCTCCAGTTTCTGGCAGATATGCAAAGAAAGCTGGTGGATTCGAGCCAGAAAACACAGATTTTTTGTGATACCGAGAGCGGAAGGGTGTACTTCTCGATGGTCTCTGGTGGCTACAGCGCGACAATCAACGGGGTAACGCGGGTTATTGGCATCACGATCACCCGGGTAGGTTTTGGCTATCGGCGATGGTACATTTGCCCGCATTGTGGTGGCCGGGTTGCGAAATTATTTATTGGCCGGAAGGATGTAGGGTGTCGTAAATGCTGGAGCCTTCACTATGCCAGCCAGAGTGAAGATGAGATCGCTCGCTTACGGCGCAGTGTGTGGAAGCAGAGGCATGATATATGGGGGGATGATTACCCACCCGCGGGCAGCCTGCTAAATAGCCCGCTCAAGTTTCCGAAGCCTGCCGGCATGAGATGGGATACCTTCGAGAAAAAGCGCTCTCGACTGCTAAAGACTGAATCAGCTTACTGGCGGCTGAAAGAACCGAGGGACGCTAAAGGGTTTGCTCGGGTGATACGCAAAGTGGAGGCGTCAATTCGGTCATTTGAACGGGCATCGAAAAAGGCTACCCCATGA